ACCATACTATCATTGAATGTTAGGCCGCGACAAAAGTTTACAGGAATAGCACTAATAATATTGGCAGCCTTGAGTTGCAAGCAAGTTGCATCATCGGTAATTTCCTTAACCTTTTCTAGCAATGGCATTGCATAAGGCAAAAACTTGTCTTCAACTTCGCCTGGGAGTGATCCAATACTGCGCGACGCGCTCTCAATTACACTGCGAATATAAATGATGTTCTTGATCTTTTTGTCCTTGAACAGCTCAAGCGCGGCCAGCACTGCAATATAACTTTTGGCGCTGCCAGCAGGCCCATCAACAAAAGACATGTTGGAGTCATCGCACTTGATGCTATCATAAAACGCTTTGTGCGTTTCATTAAAGTGGAATGGCTTTTTAATTTTGAAGTTGTATGAAAAGGTGGCGGCCATTCCACTTTCAATTCCTGCTAGTGCATCATCATGATACATAGCTGCTTCAGCTGCCTTACGTTTCTTTTCTCTGCGGTGTGCGATGGGGTTGATTGGCATTTTGTTTGTTGTTTGTTGTTTGTCCTATAAAACTAAACTGCCGATGAATCGGAAACCAGGGCGGGGTACCCTTGGTGATTCATCGGCAGAAATTCAATCAATGCAATAAGCATGTGATATATTTTAAATTTTCATAACGTGTTAGCGGCCATTTCCAATAATTATTGCACGTTGATATGAATAATCGCTGTGAAACTTTTGTCCTCGACCATGTAAGACGCCTTCAGCAAATTGATAGCTTTGGCCATCAATTAGAGTTACCGTAGCAGGATCATAAAGAGCTGAATTGTTCAAGCTTTCTTTTTTTGCGCGCTGCCAGTCGCTCGATACGCAACTTTGAAGCAGCATCGCCAATAGCAGCCAATTTATCAATTTCATCTTCAATGCGATCTATTTGGGTTTCTCTTTGCCATTTTACAGCTGCAGCATATGCATTGCATGCTGCAATGATAGCCGCAAGTAAAGCTGACATTATTTGCCAGTTTGTTTGGCTTTACCGATGTTTAGTGCAAGCAAATCAATGACTGCATACAATTTGGACATTGTGGTGCCGCTTTTGGGTGTTGGGGTGCATGCGGCAATCGCGCTTGCAAGAGCAACGACCGCTGTAGCAATACCAAACCAGCTTTGGTTTTGAACCAAGGAAACAATTACTTCCATGTTTTTATAATTTTATTTGTTCGTGACCGTCATCATGTTCACCGGAACATGCGCAATCAACTGTATTTATAAACATAGGCTCTAAAACTTCCGCAATTTGACCATCACCTGCTTGACGGCCATCCACATATCAAGGTATTTGTATGTTGCCAATCGACCAGCAAATACCACATCTTTTTCGTCTTTGCCTAAAGCTTCGTAGCGTGCATACATTCGTTGTGCATCGCCCCATGGTATAGGATAAAACGGCACATCACCATCCTTACATTCAGCTGGTGTTTCGGTTGTAACCACGGTCAATCCGCTTTTGTGTTCTGGTGTAAAGTAACGATGGTCATAGGTACGCGTATGTGCGACTTCATTGTTATTTTCATTTTCTATAAAATGCGTCATTCCTTGTGCTGTTATTTTGTGGCTAAACTGCAACGTACGGTATGGCAATTGTCCATAACGGTAATTATAATATGCATCAATCTTACCAGTGTATACCGTAAGATCAGCCGCGGCGTCTTTCCAATCATCTATACCGCAATTGGTCACCACCTCAATATCTTCAAGCATGCGCTCAAACATTGCAGTATAGCCAGCCGTTGGAATGCATTGGTACTTTTGCCCTTCAAACCATGTTGGGTCGACACAATCAGCAGTCTTGGGAATACGATTTGTGATTGTCTTAGGAATAACATCAAACGCTACTCCCCATTGTTTTTCGCTATAGTCTTTAAAAATTACATCTACAATCTCTTGCTGCGACAATTCACGACCAATCTCGGATATGGTTTTGCGACTGTATGGTAAACTAATTTGGCCTAGTGATGTATTGCCTTTGGGCTGCAGAGCAAAAGGAGTCCAATCCGTATACTTACTTAACAGCGCAAATACTTCTTCATCATCGGTATGAAAAATATGAGGGCCATAATTATGCATCATTACACCACAAACATTAGCATCATAACAGTTGCCTCCTATGTGATTGCGTGTTTCATATACTTTTACAGCATATCCTTTTTGCTTAAGCAATACAGCAGAAAGGATACCGCTCAAGCCGCACCCTACAATTTTGGCTTTTTTTTTCATTGTTTATTTAGGAATGCGCTGTACATAACAGTTTAATTTGTGTTAATGCTGCAGAATTTGTAAGATATGTTTGTGCAAATTTACGCTGCTCAACATTTATATATTGTTGCAGGCTTTCATTATTTTCAATTGTAATGTAATTTTCTTCCAAATCGCTTAAATCACGTTTTACAGGAACATAATGTTTCCACGGGACTAACTGCTCATACCACCATTCTTCATACGGACGATCAACTATAAACACAATACGAGGACTGCGTAATAATACTTTAGTGCGGGCGCTCCACCCACAACCTTCCATATCAAGCAAATATTTCCAACAATCAATTTGCGACTGATAAGTCATATATGTTGGCGTATGTTTCCACAATTCCGTGCCACCATTACGATTCCAATCTATACTTTTTGCTTCACTAAAATATGTATTTGCATAAGTACTAATAAATTTTGCACGAACCTGAATATTTCCGGGGTAGCCAATCCAACCAATTTTGTTGTTATCTGGTTTAGTATTTTGAAATGAATTGCATGTTTCATCATAATCATATAATCCAGTTTCAGGCCAAGCATCATATACAAAACATGGAAAAGTGTTTGAATAGTTTTTATTGATTGTACTAAAGCTTGGAAAATATTCATGTGGTCCATCACCAGTCCACACGGTAAGGTCAAAATATTGATTTATGTTGTGCTGTTTAATGCTATTCCTTATAAGTTTTTCAACGCTAATTCCGCGAGATTCGTAATTTAAATTGTGAACGAAACTCAATCCTTTGGCGTTATTTACTGCTAAAACGGTTGACATATTCTTATATTTTATAGTTGTGAACTAGTGTTGCATTCATGTCTACTCCTTTGGTGTAATAGCCTACTATGTGCGCAGGGCAATTGGAAACCTCTTCCCAGTGTCCAAATGTCAAACCGTGAACTCTGGCGGCTAATGTTGAAATCAGGTCCATGAAATAATGCTGAGGGTAATCATCAAATAGCTTTTGGTATAGAGCATAATTATTTTCTTTAACTGTCTTAAAGTAATTGTATGAAAACATTGTGCCGCCACAACCTGTATGAACACGAAAATGTTCAATACCCAACGCATCATATAATGCATGTTCATGTGGCCCACAGTTGTTAACTGCTCCGCTTACGTCGTATTGCGGCTCTATGGTGATTGCTCTATTAGTAAGCACATCAGTTTCAAGATACAGCGTGTGTGTATAATTGTGGTTAAGACCATAATCAAATAGGTAGTCAAAATATGCTGGACCAAATGAACCGGTGCCACAGTGCGTTTTTTTATGCCATATGTTAGGCGCATCAATAAATTCAATGGCACTTATATGGTGCAAATACTGTTCTGGAGATTCGCCTCCACTGTTGATTACTCGAATTGGAACCTCTGGATTGTGCTTTCTAAAATTCTCCAGTGTAAATTGTGCACGCTTAAAATCATTGCACATGAATAAGATTGCCTGAATCTTCATACTTTAGGATATGTTTTGTTGAGCCAATCAATGCCTTTGGTATTTGTGTCATACCAGCCATTGCCAGTGTTGATATTGAGAATGTCCGCAAAATACTTTTCATACATTACCGCAACGCGTTCAAGACTAAAGTTTTCGCCATATGCACGGCAGGCCGCCGGTTTGATTTGGTCAATGCGATGAATAGCATCAACAAAATCTTGCATCACTCTGCAGCGATACCCAGTAATGCCATGCAAATTGTTTTCAGCAAAACCGCCCCAGTCGGTGGTGATGGTAGGAGTGCCGCTCAATAAGTTTTCAATTTGCACGCCGCCAAACGGCTCAAGGTATAAGCTTGGCAATAGACTGCCTTTTGCACCAGCCATTAGAGCCTTTCGCTTTTGGGTGTCAGCATACCCAACATATTCAACACCATCTGGTATGTGAAAGCTGTCTTCCTTTTGTCCAGCCACAACCAGTTTAACACCAGCTCGCTTTGCGGCGTCAATTGCAACGTGCACGCCTTTGCCATCATACACGCGCCCAAGATAGAGAAAGTAGTCTTCTTTCTTTTCGTTGTACACAAAGTCATTTAAATCAAAATAATTTGGAATTACCACATCATACCATCGTTGGTGGCATTGTACAACATTGCCTAATCCACAATATGCGTGATAAATTGCATAGCTTTCAAACACTTTATATGGCGCAAAGTGTCCACCGCCATAGCCAATCCCAGGCTCCACCACCAACATATCGGTGTGCGCGTCACACACTGCTTTAACGCCCGATCCCCAAAATGGAAGCAAAAAATCATTGGGCTGTTTGCGTGCCGCAATTTCGCGAATTGCATTGGCATAGAATGTTCGGTATGCATGATCATTCAAGTCATATTTAAAAAAGCTTTTGCGCCAATCATAATTGCCATAAGCAATTTGCAAATCGCTGTTGCGTGTTACCGTAACATGCTCATCGCAATCCAAATCGCTTTCCTCATGACCATAATGAATAACGGTGTGGCCACGGCCAGACATCATCTTGGCGAACTTGACAACTTTTTGGGTAAAAGCGCAAGCGACATACTCTTTATTTGATACAGTGTGTGGTACTCCTAACAGGTGAAATCTCATAGGTTAATTTGTTGCGTGATTTATATATGCATTGCGCAGCAGGCGGGTTACCAGCTGCTTTGATAGTATACACTTTCATTTTTCCAGTCAGTGGTGTGCAAAATGTATTGTAGAGTTTCATGCGTCCTCACCATCTGTGACCAATACCATTCATCAACAGCGCTGCTGCCAAAGAAATAGCCTTCGGTGCTTGGTGGTAGCAGTGAGCCGTCACGCAAAATACATGCATTTTCCACAATGTTAGCACACTTGGTCAGGAGCTCCTGCGATAGCTCTGTGCTATCGCACATGTCAACGCCGTTTTGTGCGTGCGTGACCAGCCATTGATGAAGCGCATTGTGTTTGCGGAAATACCCAACCTCTTGCGAATAGCGATGTGGATCCACAGTGCTGTTTGTTTTTGGCTGGCGAGTAAAATACATGTCAAGTCCCATATGTTTATTGTGTTATAGTGTAATAGTAGTCAATCAAATCCAACATGTCAGCTTCTGACATGGCATCATAATCAGGTGTCATATTAAAAGTTTTTAAAATCATGGTTTGGAAAAGCTTTTCGAATTTGGTCGTGAAGGCTTTCGCGAAAATCTTGGTATAGCAGCTCGCGGTATAAAAGCGAGCCATCTTCAAGCTGTGTATCGCCTGTGATGCTATATAGCACCTGCGCCAAGTGAATGGCAGCATCGTCTAAAGAGCGTTCAGCATCTTCAATGTCAGCAATTAATTGTGCGTTGTCAGTCATAATGTAGTGTTTCCTTACAAAATTATTATACCACAAACAACCGAGAATGTAAAGGAAAAAATGCATTAAAATGGGATTTATTTGCTAACCGTTGAAAACCAACAAGTTACACTTACAAATCAGTATTTTAATGCACGTTGACAGTCAACATGTTACGGCTTTTTCTTAAAAACATGCGCCATTTTTCAGGACTTGCAGCATATTATTGTTTGTCCACCTTTAATCGGTTAACCGCAAATCGCTGTTTCCTTACTTCCTTATCATCAGAGTATTCAATAGCATGGCCTTCACACAGTAGAATCTTAGTTACACTAGTGTTGCCTATGTTTAAAAAGTCACCTAATGTACGACCAAATTTTTCTTTGTCCAATGTTGTGCTAACCGTTTGTTTGCTTCCAATTGGCAACAGCTCTTTTACTCTATTCTTAGCTAACAATCCGTATTTCCTTGTGGTTTCGTCGCTTGTTCTTGACTCAGGTGCATCAATGCCAATCAATCTTACTCTGACATTTTTAATCCATGTGCTAAACCCCAGGTCAATGTCAACATCAACGGTATCTCCATCTATCACATCGTTTATTATACAATGATATTCGTACATAATATTATTTGAGCGCAACGCCGATATACGCTGGTAAACTATACTTTGTGTTACGAGGGCAGACAAACCAACTATCAACAGTAGCTTTATTTTCGCTGTGAGTTATGTCTGAAGCTCTAACCACATGACACGGCTTCCAGCTCTTAACAGGAATATTTATAAGATCACTAACTGTCTTAAAGTCACCTTCAAAGTGGTAAGGATCGATATTGTATAGGAATCCGCTCTCCACAAAGTAGATATGCGAGTGTTTTTCATTTGTAAGCAAATTCATAGCTGTTAATCTAAGTTTAGAGAATAATCATGAAGCATGTCGCAGATTTTTGCTCTCAACGTAAGTGCAACGTCCATCTCTTCGTTGGTCGCTTCTCTACCGTTATGTGATCCATATTTTGTAATGTTTCTCAACTCCTGGTCAAGATCCCAAACAACGCATTTCCATTTGCGACCATCCAAGGCTGTTTGCGCTTCGTCCTCTTCTTCTGTATCAAACTCAAGTGTTATTTTTGCCATAGTGTTTTATTTATAGACCATTAGTCCATGATTGTAGTGTATGCTTAAATGGATTGCCATCTATATTTTTGACTAATTCAAGCATCTCCGCAGCGATTTCTCTAATTTCTTTTTGTGCGTGTTCTGAGTTTCTGAGTTTTAAGAAGTTGGCAAAGCTTCTCATGTTAAAAGAAACATCACCTTGAATTTGAGAATTATATGTCTTAAAGAAACGCGCGCTTTCTTTGGCTCTTGTGCGACCTAATGGTGACTCTAAGTCATCAATCGCTCTATGGTAAAGTTCATTGCCCAATTCGGTATATTTTTTGAGTACATCGCTCCAATGCATACCAGCAATACAAACGGTCTTATCAAAGACATCTACTGGTTTGCCGCTCAATGCAACAAACTGTTTCCAATCTTCTGGAAGGTAATACTTGTCCTCCTTCAATTCTTTATAACGCGCACTTTCTGCATTCATAGAAGAAATGCGGTGCTTAAGCAAATGAATGTGTGAGGCAATATCAGTATCAACTAAGAAATGAACCATTCCTTTTTCGAATGGAGTCTGGTGTCCCTCACGCCAAAGCATATCGATTAACTTTGGAATGCGAGACTTCTTGTCTTCACTAAGATCACGTGATGTTGATGTCCATGCGCTACATGCGATCACCTCGTCACTTCCATAATATCCTAATAACTCTACTTTATTCTTCATAGGATACCGGTTGACAACTCTACAACTGTTAGAATCACCAGCCACATAAAAGTATTAACGCGTAAAGCAGCTTTTAAATCGGGATCAAATTTGATTAAAAGACCAGCAGCATTTAATACCACAGCGCAAAGCCCAAGTAATAGAAAGAAATTAAAGTTGGTTTGCGGGCAGAATTCTCTAAGCAGAGCAGCTACAAGAGCTGTTGCCCAGACGGCTTCAAAAATCACATAGGCACCAGCAAGGGCGCTTAATAGTATTGTTCTCATTGTCATGATTATTTTTCTAGCAGTGCATCGATAATTTTCTCAGCGTTTTCTTGAATGGACGGATATTCAAGAGTGGTAAATTGTTCTCCATGTTTAGCAATAAATGACTGCCAATCAGCGAGAGCTTCTGGGGTCAGTGGTCGTTGTTGTGGGCGAGCTTCAGAAGCTTTACGAATGATATCAACCAATTGATCTTCTTTGTCTCGCGCTGCGGCAGAAATTTCTGATTTGTTGGGATAGACTTGCTGACGAATAGAAGTGGATCCTGGAGCAACTTTAACTAGCCACCAGCCTTCCTGCAGCCCTTCATATGCATAAGGGTCATTATCTTGTACATACTTACGTCCCACTTTCTTGTAACGAATTTGGCTCATTTTATTATAGATTTTTGTTTGTGCATTCATATTTTATATTATTGTATCGGTGTTCCAATTAGGCATACATCACAGACTCATCAATGATGGCATAAAGTTCTTCCATGGCTGCTTGCTGCGAGCCATGGTCAGAGATCTTGACCTCCCAAGGGTCTCGTAAGAATGAGTTGTTGGTGTATGTTCCGGTGACGAGCTTATCGCCTTCACGACATACCTCAGTGTAGAGATAATCACCAGTTTGTAGCTTGATCTCTATCGGCCCAATTGCAGTCAATTTTGTTTTCATAGTGTAGTTATTGTCGCCTTACAAGATTATTATACACTAAAAAATCCTACTTGTACAGGACTTTTTTCAGCAAAATGAATATTTTACAGTATTTTTAGCAGTGTTCCAGGATTTCCAACTCCGCAAGTATCTTAGCACGGCATCCATTAAAGTCAACACTAAAATGATTATGAAAATGTCCAGCGTAGCTTTTTTTCGGCCTTGCCAATTTAAACAAGATATCATGATCATATCTTTCTTGGAGACATTCATCCCAAAGTGTAGGATCGTCTTTTAACCAATGATAGAACGGTTGTTTATCAGTTGGTCCTAGCCAAGTTGGAGCAGAGTGAGTAATCAAAACATCACACTCTTCAATCTTAGATTCATCAAGGACGAATGGCTCGTCTTTCCAATAAGAGAATCCTTCTTGTCTAATCTTTCGGTCAATGGAGATTGCTCCACCAACAAACAAAAACTTTTCATCGTTTATGGTTTGTGTGTGGTAATCTGGAAGCAATTTAAAATGACTTAAATCTACTGAACCATCAAAGTAAGCGGGATCACTGTGATTGCCTCTAATGCTTAAATACTCAATGTCTTTTGATTTTAAATAATCGTTGTATTGACTAAATTGTTCTAGCTGTTTATCTCTAGGCACAAAGCCTTCACCGCCATCTCCAACATGAATCAAAATGCAATCTTTAATATCATAAGCTTCAATAAAACGAAACATAACAGCATATTTGCCATGATTGTCACCAACAATATAAACTTTACTGTTCATCTTTAATATATTTTTCTTGTTTTAAATAATGCAAGATTTCGTCTTGCGCTCCATGAGTATAGCCTACCTTTTTTAATTTTCGCCGTGTTTGTATTAAGGTAAGCCCACGATAAGTCTCACCAAATGTATGATAGAAAATCATAGCAAACTTTGTAAACACGATGCTGTTGCCAGATTTATAGTATCTCATTTTAAAAATTCAGCACTACTCACCTGATTATATAAGCGACCTCTAGCCACTTCTGAAAGTTGAGCCATCATTAAAGGATCATCAATCTTAGCGCGGACCCGTGTACTTCCCTGATAATCATATGTCCACAATTTATTCTGACCAACAGGATACATATATGCACAAATTGCGTGTGCTTTTATCTCTCCTGTTT